TGCAACCGGCTGCGCTGGTGCATTGGGCTGCGCCCACACCGTAAACCATTCCCCCGAGATGAATCATGGCGACTCTTCGCTCTGACATCATCATCCCAGAAATCTTTACTCCGTATTTAATTGAGCAGACCACTCAGCGTGATGCCTTCCTGGCTTCCGGTGTGGTGCAGCCTCTGGCGGAGCTGAATGCAACTGAGGGTGGTGACTTTATCAACGTCCCCTTCTGGAAAGCCAACCTATCCGGCGACTTTGAAGTGCTGACCGACAGCACCTCGCTGACCCCCGGCAAAATCACCGCTGATAAGCAAGTCGGCGTGATCCTGCACCGTGGCCGCGCTTTTGAGGCCCGCGACCTGGCAGCCCTGGCTGCTGGCGCTGACCCCATGGCTGCTATCGGCGCCAAGATCGCTGATTACGTTGCTAACCAGCGTCAAAAGGACCTGCTGTCCTGCCTGGCCGGTGTGTTCGGTAGCCTCGGCGCTACTTCCAGCTCCGCTGCTTTCTTTGGCCTGACCATTGACGGCGAGTCTGGCGACACCCCCACCACGCTGAGCCCCCGCCACGTTGCCGAAGCCCGCAGCCTGCTGGGCGATCAAGGCGACAAGTTGGCGGCTGTGTGCATGCACTCCAAGGTCTATTACGACCTGGTTGAGCGTCGCGCTATTGACTACGTGACCGAGACCGACGCACGTCTGACCTCCAGCGTCACCGACTTCGTTGGCGGCAGCATTGCCAATGCTTACGGCAATCCCACAGTCCCCACCTACATGGGCCTGCGCGTGATCGTGTCGGACGATGTGCAAACCGACGGCAGCGGCAGCTCCACCGAGTACGCCACCTACTTCTTTACCCAAGGAGCAGTGGCCAGCGGTGAGCAGCTCGCAATGCAGACCGAAACCGACCGTGACATCCTCGCCAAGAGCGATGCCATGTCGATCGACCTGCACTACTGCTACCACCCCGTTGGCGCCAAGTGGGGCGTGACCACCACCAACCCGACCCGCGCTCAACTGGAAACCGTCGGCAACTGGTCGAAGGTGTACGAGCTGAAGAACCTCGGCATCGTGCGCGCCACCAACACCTCCAACTTCGATTGAGGTAACTAACCATGGCACAACCTTCCCAGTTTGAACTGTCAACCGAGCAGTATCTGGTTGCTACCCACTACATCGCCTCTTCGGTGGCTGATGTGCAGTTCTACACCGCTCCGGTGAAGTGCGAAGTGGTTGCAATCCGTGAGGTGCACGCCGTTGCTGGCGATGATGGCTCCGCTGTTACTGGCACGATTCGTCGTTGCCAAGGCACTGAGGCCGCCACCGCTGGTGATGACCTGCTTGGCACCACCAAGATCAACCTCAAGGGCACTGCTCTGACCGAGCAGGCTCCTGCTCTGACCAGCACCACCGCCAACTTGACCCTGGATGCAGGCGACCGCCTGTCTCTGGATGTCACCGGCACCACCACCACCCTGGCTGGTGTGATTGTCACCGTGCTGCTGAAGCGCGTCTGATGGGGCTGTTCGCTTTTAGGCGACTGCGTGATCGTGAGGCTGCCTCTACGGAGGTGGCCTCTCTTTCTATGCCAGAGCCCACTCCTACACTGACCCCAGAGGTGCAGACTGATGGCAGTAGTAATCGACGCAACAGCGGGCGGCGCAAACGCCAACAGCTACCTGACGCTGGCGGAAGCGCAGGCGATCATTGACGGTTTTGTCCAAGACGCTGATGTCCAGCATTGGGGCAGCGGCAACACCGACAGCCGCAATCGAGCGTTGTTCACGGCAACGCAACGGCTAGACCGTGAGCGGTTCCTTGGCGCACGAGCAACCGATACGCAGGCGCTGCAGTGGCCACGTACCGGCGTGCGCAAGCCTGACACCTACATCAACACCTACGCGGTTGGATTTCCGTTTCGGATTACGACGGATTATTTCACCGATACCGAAATTCCGCAGCAGATCAAATACGCGCAGGCTGTGCTGGCGGTGTTCCTGCACAACAACACCAGCGCGCTTGGGCTAAGCGGGCTTGAGGACTACAAAAACGTTAAGATCGGCAGCCTTGACGTGACGCCTAACCTTGGCTACGGCGCTGTCGGCGCAGATAAGGTGCCCCCGCTGATGGAGCGCTACCTGACAGGGCTTAGAATCAGTGGACCAGGCAATGTTGCCATCCGCAGGAGCTGACCATGGGTTACAAGTACCCCGGCGCTGAGTTTATCGACGACACCGCAGCGCACGCTGGCCGCTTTGGCAAGATTGTCGCGCTTGAGGATTCGGTGATCGCCAGCCTGACCGCAATGGACTACACGGGCAACACGCTGAGCGCTATCCCGCTGAATGCAAGCTGCGAAATGGACGGCGTGTTTACTAGCATCACACTGACCAGCGGCACTGTCATCGCCTATAAGCTCTGATGGCACTTGCTGCATCGCTACAGAACGTTGCCAGCAAGATCATGGCAAAGCTGGGCGGTGAAGTAACGATTCGCCGTGTTGCGCTGAGCAGCTACAACACCACCACAGGTGCAGTTACCGAGACCAATACAGACGTTGGCATCAGGGGCGTGCTGGAAGATGTCACCGTGCGCGAGGTGAACGAACTAGTGCAGGCTGGTGATAAGCGGCTGATCGTGGCGGCAAAGGACCTAAACGGCACAGCGCCAACCACGGTTGACAAGGTGCTGATCAACAGTGTTGTGCATCAAATCATCCGCATCCAGACGATCGAGCAGGACAACACCGCGATCACTTACGAGATGATCCTAAGAGCATGAGCAACCTGCCCATCCGCGATATTGGCAAATACATGGGAGACCAGCTTGAAACGCTGCTGCGCGTGACGGTGCTGGAGACTGACAGCAGGCTTAAGCTGCAAAGCCCGGTCGATACTGGCAGGTTCCGCGTTAGCTGGCAGATTGGTCAGAACGCAGCCGACAGCACCCCTGCGCCAGAAGGCAGCTACGGCGCTGGTATTACGCCGCCCAAGGGCAGCAACTACCAGCCAGGACAAGAGAAGCTGGGCAACTACTACAGCGTCCACAATAACCTGCCATATGCTGAGCCGCTGGCGCAAGGTCACAGCCCGCAGGCCCCGGCAGGATGGGTGGACCGTACAGCCCGTGAGATGCAACGCTTCGTAGACCAAAACTGGGAGCGCATCAGGAGGCAAGGCTGATGGCTGCTGTCAACCTCAACACCATCCGCGCCACCATCGAAGCACGGCTTGCCACAGAGCTGGCACTAGCGCCAGCTATCCCCGTGGTGTTCCATAACCAGCCTTATGTACCGACACCAAACAGCTCATGGGTGCAGTGCCTCGTCAGCTTCGGCGCTAATGATTACCTGACCATGGGCGGCACCACCGGCAGCAGCAACAGCGTGATCGGTGTGGTGGCAATCAATATCTTCACGCCTAAAGGCGCCGGACATGGCGCTAACTTGACGATCGGCAAACGCATCCGGGACCTTTACAATAGAGCCATAGTCAGCGGCGTTCATTTTGACCCGCCGATCGGACCCGAGGTAGTGGCTGCGCCAGCACCAGAGGGTTTCTTCCAAACACAGGTCAGACTGACCTTTGAAACCTTCGAGGATCTCTAGCAATGGCTTTTTACCGAGGGCAGCAAGGCAGCGTCAAGTTTGACGATGCTGGCTCGACCGCTGCAGCAATTACCAGTACACGGTCCTGGTCGCTGACCGTTGAAAAAGAATCGCTTGACACCACTGCACTAGGCGCCACCTACCGCGCCAACGTCGGTGGGCTGATTAGCGGCAGCGGCACCTGCGAGGTGCTCTACACCGCCAGCAGCAGCGACGAAACCAACGTGTTCATTGAGCACGTCAACACCACAAGCGACGAAGGCGGCGCACTGTTTGAGCTGTATCTTGACACCACTGGCACCAAGAAGATCAGCTTTGATGGCGTGATCACTTCGGCTGAGTATTCGGCTACCGTGGGTGAAATTGAAGTCATTACATTGAACTTCGTCACCAACGGCGCTATCACCCTGGACATCTGACCATGGCTTTCTATCGCGGGCAACAAGGCACGGTCTTCTTTGACAAGGCTGGCAGCGGCGGCGTTTCCGAGATCGCTGCTGTGCGGTCTTGGAGCATGACCGTTGAGAAGGAGTCGTTGGATGTCACTTCGCACGGCGCCACTTACCGCGCTAACAATGGCGGTCTGATCAGTGGCTCTGGCACCATTGAGGTGATGTACGACGCTCCAGGCGCTGGCGACAAACTGGACCTGATTAAAGACGTCAACGAGGCCAATGATGCAGCAGATGCATTTGTTGAGCTTTACCTTGACGAAACCGGCGGCAAGAAAATCACCGGCAGCATCGTGGTGACAAGCACGGAATATTCCGCTACTGTTGGCGAGATTGAAGTTGTAACGATCAACTTTGTCACCAGCGGATCCCTCACCCTTAGCATCTAATGCCCGCCACGCAACGCCCGGTTGATCTGCTAGCCGGTGCATTTGACCTTAACCAGCGCCGTAAGTTCAGCATCAAGAACGATGCTGGTGATACGGTGCTGGACCTTTACTTTAAGCCGATCACCCGTGCCGACCGCAAGCGTGCTACCACGATGGCAGGGTCTGATGAGGCGCTAGAAATTAGCACCTATATGCTGTGCCAGATCGCTGAGCTGGAAGACGGCAGCAAGGCATTTGCAGCGGCTGATGCGGCCAAACTGCAACGTGAGCTGCCCGAACGGGTGCTGAACGAATTGGAGCTGTTCCTGTTTGGCCTTGGCGATGACGCTGGCCTTGAGGAAGCAAAAAAAGGCTAGGCCAGGACAGTTGGCTCTTTTTTGAGTTCTTCCTGGCTACTGAGCTTGGCATGACGGTCAGTCGGTTGCGTACTGAGCTGACCGACGCTGAGTTCATCCATTTTGCAGCGTTTTACGAGATCAAAGGCGAACGCGAGAAAGAAGCGATGGACAAGGCTCGTCGTAGGTAAACTGACGCCATGGCAGTCTCCAACGTTGAGTTAAGGGTTGATTCGCGGCAGGCAGTCAACGCGCTGCGGGATGTCAACCGCGCATCGGGGCAGACTGAGTCAGCCATTAGCAAGCTGCAAGGTACGATCGGCAGACTCGCTGGATCGTTTGCTGCTATTCAAGCCGCGCGGTTTGTTTTTGCCAAGACAGCAGAGATTGAAAGTCAAACCCGCAGCCTGCAGGTATTGACCGGCAGTGCACAACAGGCCAAGCAAATCATTCAAGAGTTGCAGCAGCTTGGTGCTGTTACACCATTCACCAGTACTGAACTGATTGATGCAGCAAAGCGATTGCAGGCATTTGGTGTCGCCGCTGGGAATGTTGTAGAAACAACCCGCAGATTGGCTGACGCATCTGGCGCCACTGGCGCAGAGCTGCAAGGCTTGGTGACGGCCTACGGCCAAGTGCAGGCCAAGGGTCGGCTGCAAGGCGAGGAGTTGCTGCAGTTCCAAGAGCGTGGCATTGCGCTGCAGGAAGAGCTGCGCAAGATGTATGGGATGACCGGCGAGGAGTTCCAAAAGGCACTCAGTAAAGGTCAAATTAGCGCCAAGGCCGTTGAGGTAGCACTGCAGCGGTTAACAAGCACTGGCGGCAAGTACGCCAATGGCGCCATTGCGCAGAGCGATACGCTAAGCGGGAAGTTATCAACGCTGCAGGATGGCGTTGATGCACTTGCTAGACGTATCGGTCAAGTATTGACGCCAGCGCTAAAGGCAATTTTCAATCAAGCGATTGCAGTTGTTGATGCAATCAACGCTGCATTGGCGGCAGGCCGGGGCGGAGGCTTTACGCGCAGTGTTGCTGGCGCAAGGCAATTCCTGAACATTGGCGCCACATCGCAGGCGGTTGACAATATCGCTAAAGGCGTCAGCCAAGTTGGCTCGCAGAAAAATAAAACAGGCATCAACCAAAATCTGCAAGCGTTGCAGCAGTACCAAAGGCTGCTGCAAAGCGTTGGGCCAGATGATCCGAACGCAAACAGAGCTGTTCAGTTGCAAGGTGTAATCCTGCAAAAAATCAACGAGAATATCGCGGCGCAAAAAAGACTGCAAACAGGCACGCAACAAACAAATAAATTGTTCACCGCTCCGCCACTAGCTGCTGCGACAGGTGTCGGTGGCGGCGGTGCCAAAACTGCTCGCGCCAAGCAAGACAAAGAGACCAAAGACATCACCGCACAGGAACTTGAGCTGCGGCTGAGGCTTGGCGTTGCGCAGCAAATGCAAAATAAAACGCAAGAGGTTTATTACACGAAGCAACTTGCGCTCGTGCAAATCGCGCAGCAAGAGCTAGGACCAAATGAACGCAAAGCGCAAATTATGGCGGCAGTGGTTGAATATGCCAAGACCTTAAAAGAAATCAACGAAATTGATGCAAAAATCACCCTGCCCACGATCGTTGAAAAGATCAGCGATATGGCTGCAGGTTATAGCAAAGCACTTGATTTTACGACACAATTAACAGAACAGCAGCGGCAGCACAAGGAACTTGCTGATGGCGTGGCGGGCACTATTGGACAAGGAATGACTTCAGCGTTTGATGCCCTGATCCAGGGCAGCGAAGATTTTGGCACCAGCCTGCGGCGCATTGCATCAGGCGTGCTGGTTGATATCGCACGGCAACTAATTCAGATTTACATCATCAACAAAGCCATTAGCGCTATCGGCGGTTTATTTGGACCCAAGGTTGGCGGTTTTGCTAGCGGCGCCAATTTCAACCCGGCATCGTTTACCATGGGCGCCTTGAGTCCCGGCCTTGGCTTCCGCGCCAACGGCGGCAGTGTCCGTGCCGGGCAGCCGTATGTGGTTGGTGAGCGTGGCCCTGAGCTGTTTATGCCAGGGCGTAGCGGCGGCATTGCACCGACTGGCAGCTTTGGCGGTGGCGTGAACGTGGTGGTCAATGTCGATGCAACTGGCAGTAAAGTGCAAGGCGATCAAGGGCAGGGCGGACAGCTTGGCCGTGCCGTTGCTGCTGCCGTACAGGCAGAATTGATCAAACAGAAGCGCCCAGGAGGAATACTCGCCTAATGGCCACTTTTCCAGCGATCACGCCGTCGTATGGCGCGCAAAAGACCAGCCAGCCAAAGGTGCGTAATGTGCAGTTTGGTGATGGCTATAGCCAACGGCTGCGCTATGGCCTGAATCAGGATCCAAAGCAATGGGACCTGACATGGCAGAACATTACCGAGGCCAATGCAGACACGATTGAAACATTCCTAGAGGCACGCGCTGGCGCGGAGGCATTTGACTGGACGCCACCTGATTCGGCCACCGCTTACAAGTGGATCTGTCAGCAGTGGAGCAAGACCATTCCATATCTGAATCGGGCGACAATCACCGCCACGTTTGTGCAGGTGTTTGAGCCATGAGCGAGATGTTCCAGGAGCTGCTCAGCTCCAACCCTTACGCGATCATCGAACTGTTTGAGCTGCACCTTGACGCGACGCTGCACGGCACGACTGAGATTGTCTACTTTCACCCTGGTGTGAATCAGAAGACACCATCAGGCAACATCATCTGGAAAGGCAAGCCATATCAGGCACTACCGATCGAGGTGGAAGGCTTTGAATACAACGGCACTGGCCAGCTACCACGACCGAAGATACGCGTCTCGAACCTGCTCGGTAATATCTCGGCGTTGCTGCTGAGCGTCAATGAGTTCACGATTGGCAACGACCTGACAGGCGCGAAGGTGATCAGGATCCGCACGTTGAGCAGGTTTCTTGACCCTGTTAATTTCACTGATGGCGTCAACCCTTATGGCGTACCGGCTGACGAGGAGATGCCACGCGAGATTTACTACATCGACCGCAAGTCAGTTGAGAACAGAGATGTTGTCGAGTTTGAGCTGGCGGCTGTGTTTGACCTTGCTGGTGTGCGTGCGCCGAAACGGCAGGTGATCGCCAACATCTGTCAGTGGAAATATCGCAGTGCTGAATGCGGTTACACAGGCACGAACTACTTTGACGAGTATGACAATGCCCTAGGGGCCACACCTGCACCTAATTTCAACTCAACCGCATTTGGCGCTCAGCTCAACGTCAACGAGACATTGAACGAAGGCGACGCGATTGTCTCGTCGAACGGCTGGTATCGAGCGCTCATGCAGGCCGATGGCAACTTCGTGGTCTACAACAAGGCGAACGTGCCTGTCTGGCAAACTGGAACAAACCGTGGTGACGGCACTTGGCGGATCATAATGCAGGCCGATGGCAACCTTGTCATCT